CTGAAAACTTAACAATTTTATAATCGCAAGTAAATACTTGATGTCATCGCCATTAACCGGCGATCGGTGGTGCAGGAGTCACAAATTCTAAATATAGATACTGAGGACCAATATAATTAAAGAAAGTGAAATCTTCACCTGTAGCAACATAGTGTTGCAAAGTTGGAACATTTGAATTAGCTCCAGCTGCGGGAGTTACAACATAAATGCTGAATCTCTCACAGTTAGGGTCTCCATAATACTCAGATTCCGTCCATGCTCCATTGACGGTTTCTCTATTCCCACAAGAGGAAAATTTCCTATCTGTAAGATATGGCATTTCATACTCTAACGCTGGTTTGGTATGAAAATGAGTAATGGCACCCCCTTGAGATATACCATTAGTTTGAGTTACATAATTATAATTAGCTATAGAATTATAACCCCGAGGCATATTGAGAGTTCCTCTCCAGGTTGTGGCATCAGGATTGGAGAAAAATAAATCATCCCTAACTACAGTGATAGCGTTAGCATTCATTGCAGTTGTTTCAGATACTATAGTTTTATATCTCAATGATCCTTTGTGAGCAACATATCCACTAGCCAAATAATTTATTAGGGATTGATGATTGTAGTTGTACGGATTACCGGCCAAAGTGTAGGTGTAAGCAGGTGCAAGAACATTATTACTGATACTCGTTCCCGCCCCTTGTGGAAATCGATATCTCTGAGCCACCAATACACTCATAGCATTGACGGTGACATCTGTCAACATAGAGAATCCAATATCTTGATATCTTTTTAACAAAGGTCTAAAACTGGTAATACGCTCTCCTACATACACCTGAGACTTTTTAATAATATTACTAGTATCCGGAGGATCTCCAAACATCATAATGGTCAAATTTGAATCTCGGCAAATTTCTCCCGATTCTGATAAAGGGTAAGCGGGCCAATAATGAGGATTACCGGCCCTACTAGGCACTGTCAATTCGAAATCATCACCAGCAGACACAAAAACATTGATAGTTACTCCCATAGTAGTATCAGGTGAGATCAACTCATTTAACACTGTAACGTGTAATACACCATTGCAAGTTTCTACTTCCCAAGGTGATGTAACGACGCCCATTTGGCTAAATAAAGTTCCCACTTTCAAATAGGGCTTGTGGCTCGCCCATGGGACAACAAAGCTAACGTCACGAGATCCAGTTAAATCTATCACTTGAGAATAGGTGGTATTGAAATTATCGGCGGCCTCATCTGCTCCATATGGTTCGTACGAAATTCTTAATCTACCCCCATGGTAGGCAGACGCTACGACCTGAAACCGGTACACAATAGAACCAGACCAATATTCAAAGGGAGCAGACGCGAATGCAATATTTGATAATGCGTACCTAACACCTCCAGTTACATTCTCTGCAGAAGCAACCATAGGATTAACAGCAATAGTCTCCAACTTAACATCTTCAGCTGACGCTGATGACCAATTGATTTGACCCATAAATGACTCCCTCTTTGAGATCATAGCAATAGTCAATTCATCATGAGGATCACACTCAACAGTTCCCGGGTCCACTGAAATTGCCTGTTTAGGATCCCATGTCAATTTTTCAATTGTCTCAGATCCAATAACAGTGGATACACTCGAGAGAAATTGATTACGCATCATCATTGGATCTGTCTCGATCGCAGGTCGAGACCATCCGAACGCCTTCGCTACAGATGTCACAGCGTTTGAAACAGTCCCAACTGCATTTGCGTATTGTCCTACTAGTGGCACGGAAGTTAAGGCACTCGCAACCTGAGATACTGAAGTGGAGAATTGGGAAATCAAACCGTTAGGCTTAGACTCCCCACCTGGCATAGATCCTGGAGGATTGGACATGGCAAATCCATTACCGGATTCAGAGATGAGAGTAGTGGTGGGAATAGTTAACTCTACATCTGTAGCCCAAGCAAAAACTGAAATCGACAGATCGGTAGAAGCAGTACTAGACACCATTTTGAGAACATTAAATGACATAATATTCACAGTTCCTAAATACGAAATGGATTCCACTGGGAGAACCATCTCTTCCACCCTAATATATTCATAAGGATAAAAGAAAGGAAATTCCATTTCCACAGAATTACTTGTTGTAGGATCAAGAAAGTTATGCATCAAATTACATTTTTGAACTAATTCCATTTGTCTCGTAGAGGAAGTTACCAATCGTTGTTGATTGGTTTGAGGTAGAGGCGTGTAACTAACTACAGCACGAGAATAGTGAAAAGGAGTTCCATTTATCAAAACTCTAATATGAAGACGAGCTTTCATCATATGATAATTATTTAATTTCTTAATAACTGCTGGGTTAGAGAAATATAATTGCCAAGGATCAAAGGAAATATCTACATTAGTTCCTTCCAACCAATTATAGCTTCCTACTCGTACAGGACGGGCGAAAAACTGAGCTAATCGATTGTCAGAATAATTTTGATGACCTGCTTTTACAGCAGCAGGTACACTGGTTGTAGCTACCATGCCCGTATCTACAAAGCCTAAAGTCTCAATTTTCTCATTGGAAGGAACTCCCATAGAGTCAGCTTGATAATTAAGCGTGGGCTCCCCTATTACCGAAGGGGTCACGGTCATATTTGAATGATTATTATTAAATTCATTAGTTGCAAGTTATACGCTTAAAGACTAACGCGAGGGACAACTCTATCCACTCGCCGGGGTCTCCTCATTACAAGGATGGGTGGGAAAAGACAATGTATTGAATAGGCAGTACTCTTCCAATGGGTTAAAGAACCCTCCTATTTCACTCTGTGCGCAACCCGCACTTCACCACTTTTAAGCACTTTTAAAAGGAGATCACACAAAGCATTGATTTGTTCGCCGGAGCTAGGCCATCCGCCTATTCACAGTTTAACGACATGTAGGTCAGAGTGGTTCTTTTCGCAGAACCAAGCGCTGATAAACATCAGTCTAAATAAATAGTTAAATAGTCATAAGGATCTTACACAGGAGACCAAATACTTGAAACATACTCCAACCACGAGGGATATTCAAATATAGGTAAATAAGATAAGTCAAATTTATTGACGACATCATCTCGCATCGCAATTGCTGCTAAAAATTCGTCTTCCCCATACTGGGACATTTCTCGGATATGATTATGCAGGGAGTCCACAGTTTGTTGGTCCTCCGTCAAATGTTTCGAGGGAATGTGAATAGTTAAAGTACGATGTAGAGATTTCAAAGAAAGAGGACAGAGATAGAACATACATTGGTGATTGTAAACAAATTTCCGTTTAAGGAATTCTATATTAGAGGGAGATTCATAATCAGAAAATTCTATATCTTTAGTGGCGTTGGTAATCTTGACACCCACTTTTCCCATAACTTCTTGTATAGAATTAGTGTTGAATTTCTCATAGCCTTTCTTAACACTGGTGAGACCATCATCACCATATGTACCAGGTTTCACAACTAAATTAAACAATCGGATAGCATAACCAACTTTTACAAATGCATATCTTTGAATTAAACTATTAACAATACAATTAATTATAATAGTTAAAGCTTGACCAGAGGCATTCGACCCGAAGCACGCAATCAAGGTTCCATTGTAATTTAATACATAATAAACCATTTCTGCAGCTAAAGTTCTAAGAATTTGAATCGATTCTTGACTATAATTGCCACTCAGAGCGCATAATCGAATAAGAATCTCAAAAGCTAATAAGATTAACTGGGCCGCCATCCGTAAGTCGTATTGAGAGTAATCGATCGTAATAATGTTCTCTGTCTCAACACCCATAAAGTGGGCAAGACGAGACCAGGCGGAGGAAAAACAATTCATCCCCACACATAACTCAGAGTATCGGAAATCCATCTGAAGGAATCTCACCAATGTAATAGTGTATTGACGAGTGGCGATAATGGGGAGCATATCTGCGGCGCAAAAGATTCTAGTTAAAGCCAGAGCAATCTTTTCAGCACTACGGGGTTCATCTTTGGGGTGGGCATTGAACTCATACTGAACCAACAATCTCTGTTCCCACGCACGAAGGAGAGCTTCATATTCTTCCAATACTTCAGGTTTAAGGGTATAGATAGGTCTCCCTTCTTCAATGGAGTCTGCTAACACCTCGTCCATGTAATCTATCTTCTTACCAGGATGGCAAAAACCACCTGAGGTTTGAAATTTAATCGGGTCTATAAAAGTTTGGCCAACAGCACCATTAAGTGCAGTCTTTAATGATACTGGTCTTACTTCACCAATATTAGGCAGTTGTAGAAGTTTCTCGATAAGTGATTCAGCACATTCAGCTAGAATCGAAGGTTCCAGATCTGGTTTTGGACCAAAACGCGCTTCACAATCTCCGAGTAGGTAGTCAACCCATTTCCCCTCCGAATTATAACCTCTCTGTAGACAAGGGGGACCATAATTGGTCGTTATATTATACTTCCAAGAAAGATAATCTGCAATTTGGGTGGGCTTGACACTAGACACCATAGTATTACGGGACAAAGGAGCGTCTCCTAGAACTTCTCCATGAATAGGAAAGTCGCAATGGTTAGTAATACACTTATAATGGGGGGGATTACGAGGAATGAGAGAGTGTGCTGATTCCCCTACTATACAATTAATAATTCCCATTCCGTCTACTAAATCTATAAGTTTCTGAACTTCTACTCTAGATAGACCCAAGGAGTAACCTTTATCATCTTTTCCTGCACAGTGGAATCCAGCAATGAAATTTGTATTCGACTCAGCTGCCACAATAAGAATTGATCCACAGAAACCGATATGTCTTTCTTTCAACACATATTCAAACCCTGTAAAAGGAATCACCTGGTTATTATGTTGAAAGACGTCGGATACTGGCTTCGCCGCCACAGAATAGGTATCTTTTGTCGAGATAACTTTTCCTCTGTAAGATCCTTCCAGAATAGCATCGGGAATAAATTTAACTATGGAAGTACGCATTTGAGAAGCAGTAATTCTAAAGGCGCAAAGGTCAGTTGAAAGATGGGCTATCATTGACATGTTCAGAAATATCTTTATCTCACGAATCTTAACTCCAGGGAAGAAGACGTGGCACAAAAAATCTCCCTTCTTTGCAACAAAAAAGGTATGATAATTACACAGGTATATATTTGAACAGACATTAAAAATAACACTTGCGGGTTGAACATCGCCTATTACGTCCATAACGCGAATAGCAGCAATCCTCTTTTGAATCTTATTTTCGAGAACATCAAGAGAAAGGGTTTTCGCAGGGGTATTATTTGGGAACTTCATTTTGTAATTCGCTACCTTCCATACACTTTCGGGCTCGTTTCCCGAAGGCATATCGTCGAATTTTGAGGAAATCCCACCCTCTGCAATAATTTTAGATCCTGTCATAGTGCCACGGATCTTCCAAATTATAGATGCAGTAGAAACAATAGCAACGAGAGTAGCTATATGTAACCGTTTCCTTTTGAGAAAATACTGCAGGTCTAAATACGAAGCATATAAGTAAATTGCAATGTAATCAGGAAGAAGACCAGAGTTACAAGCAGAAGTAGTAATACTGGGGGCGTAGCACATGGAAACAGAGAAGATCGAAAATAACACCCATAGAAAGAACTTTACAACTCTACTCTTTATAGGGACATCAATCCGTACTGAATCATCTTTCAATGAAATCAAAGGGGAAATAGAAGAAGATTCCGCAACTAGCGGAGATGTTCCACATTCACATAAATATAGAGGCATACAACAAACTCTACAGGCGGATCCTGAATCTAGTTTGGAACGTCGTGCTGCATCCATATCTTTTATTCCTTTTTCTTCCATCATGATTGCTCGCATGCATTTTGCAAATTCCGCATCCGAATAACAATGATGTAGTGTTTCGTAAGTTCTCAACCCCTTAACTACCTTATATCGTTCGATTCGGTAATTGGTCACATCGATAATGGCTTCCAAGGGTAAGTCGTGATCTTTTTTGTATTGGAGAATCTTACGACTACTCAACTGGTCATGTTCTTCATTTTCACGAAATTCTACTTTACTACTCAACTCAATACGCAGAGGTATTCTACGATAAAGAGCTTCAGGCTCACTCATATAATAGCGAGCGTTAGTCTCAGCATTATTAGCAGTAAAATTAACATTATGAGGACGAAATACTTGATTACCTTTATCAGGTAGGGCCGCCATATTGGGTTTATAACTCATTTCACTAAGCATAGTAAGTAAGTCTGGTACGGGATCATCCATCCCAGCATGTCCTCGCTCATGGCCAAAATCGTCAAGTATAAAAACCTCAACTTTAGAAGTGAAACCGTCCATAAATTCGGCACCACTACGATGAACAAACGTAAATTCGGGACCAGTGGGAACGTCAAAAACAATAGACACCAAAGCTTTTATAATTTCGATAGTCTGAGTTTTACCAGTTCCAGGGGGTCCATAAATGAACGTAACGAAAGGGGCATCTCTACTTTGCGTCGCCAATTTTTGCTTATCGTACTCTACTCTTAAGAGGGTAGCTTTCGCTGCATATTGTGACAAAATAGACATAGAAGGCGCGTGATCTTTACAGACCACTTTAAGTCTTTTAACATCCATATCGATTTGATCTAACTTATTCTCAAACATTGATAGGGCCATTTGATAGGGTTCGGGATTACTGTGAACTAAATAAGGACTAATTCCAATTAGAACATCAATTTGTTCTCTAATATCGTAAACAGAATTTAAGATGGTTAATTTCCTAGAAAAAGATCCAGTACAAAGGTAATTAAAAGACATATCTATGATGCCGACTATCCAATCAATAGCAGTGAACGCAAAATCACATGCATTAGAATAATCCAGTTTCTTTATAGCAAACTCACTAATGATACCTATAAATGAACTATCAAACGGTATGGCCAGGTATTGACACAAGGGTAACACAACTATAGTCACTAACAAAGAAAAGAATTTCTTGAAACTAGAACTTGTTAAGATCGACTTTGTCCACGAAATATTAGGAATTAAACCAGCAACAAATTGCATAAACGAATCTGACGATTCAGAAAAAGGGATTTCAACCATCAGATCATTGATAATGTCATGGGCCTTACTAATGAAGTTAAAATTAGGATTTCCTGTCCATATTACACCAAGAGCTTTAGAATAAGTCACAAAACTTAATACTCTCATGGTATTACAAGAAGAAACAGAAAAAGAAGCAATCAAAAATGAAGTAGATTCAAGAATCGATTTAACGTCTTCAGTTTCATCAGGAAACATCGCCTCTATGGTACGAGTAGAAGAAGATTCCCCTCTAGGTAGATTAAAGAGAGAAAGTTTCACGCACTGTATATAGAGCGGCAAAAGGGTGGACAGATGAAAGCCTTCATCATCTAATCCAGGCATGGAATAATCAGATTCGTAATCTCTATCGAAATCAAGGTCACGATCCGATTCATTCAATGAAATTGATGAATCTTCTGACTCAGAATCGGAATCGGAGTATTCTTCAGAGGAACTAGAATCAGAGGATTCACTGTCCAAATCAGAGTGACTTTCAGATTCGTCTTCATCATCTTCTAACAAATCAATTCCATAAAAGTGTTGATAGAACCCAATACTACAAAGATCACTATCTTCGCAATCGGATTCGTCATCATCTGTAAAAGAAGTTTGATGCAAGTATTCATACGCTATTACGTAATCAGATGAAGAATCATCATCACTGTTCTCAGAGGTATCATCACCCTCATATAGAGTCAGTTCAACATGGATCAAAGTTTCTAAGATATCATCAACGGGGTGGTCAATACCATTGTAGATATCAATATCGTCCCAATCAACCATATCATCGGGAATGTCTTCATCGATAGGAACTGGTTGTCGAAACATCATAGGAAGTAGCAATTGATCCACTAAGTTAGGAATAATTGCGGCTTCGCCCGTGGCTAAACCACGAGCAGCGACGAAATTAACATATTCATTGTACTGGCCTTGTATATCCAACATACAGGGAAGTATAATTTTGCGATAGGGACTATAGATAAAACCAAAACTATTTAAATAATTAATGGCACAAAAATAGTACATCATATGGTAATCGTCGACATAAATAATCAGGAAAGATTCAACTATTGTAACAATAACAAAAGCAAAAGTTTCAACCGGAGGAAGGGATCTGTGATCACTATTCCGATACAAGGTGTAAAAGTAACTAATTAGGAAAGCAGAAACATTTAGACAGAGCTGATGAAAATTTACAATTTCTCTTATCACATAGAAGTCTTCATCATACACAATCTCAATAAAAAAGATTAATAAGCGATGATGAGTTCCAAGTGTCATGAGAGTGAAACATTCTGTGAAAAAACGTAACATAAATAAAGGAGAGATGAAGTATAGCAAACTCCAATAGGAGGCCACCATAGAGAGAATAGCAGTAAAGAACACAATAGAAGATGTTCTGGAATGATAATATTTATGAAAATGTAAATCACAGTAGCGAGAGAATTCGTTTGTATCGGCTAAGATTAAAAGATAATAGGCGAGCACGAAAAACGCTAAAGTTGTCAACAATAGGATTATAACTAAAAAATCACGTGCAGAAAAAAGAGAGAAGTATTGAATGATTTTATAAAAATAAAAGTCGACGGGGGTGTTTAATATCGAACGAGAAGAGATAAGGAAGTCATCGGCCACTAAAGGCGTCATATAGACTATTACATTCTCAGGATAGTAAACTAAGGGATCATTTTGATCAGTAGTTTGATTAAATGTAGCAAGTTGTTTGTTTAAAGGACTACAAAAGGGGCAACTCTACCCACTTTACAAGGTCCCTCCATTACAGAGTTGGGCGAGAAAAAACCATTGATTGAACAGGCGGTATTCTTCTAATAAAGCTAAAAAGCTCTCCTGCTTCACCCGCAGCGCGTCCCGCGACTCGCCACTTTTGGTCACTTTTAAAAAGGTGATCACTGCGGATATTGGATTTATTGCGTTAGCATGGCATCCAGCCATTGTTACTCACAAAACTAATAAATTAGCTTGAGAGAAGAGGTTAGATATTCACTGTAGAAATGGGGCGTAAGCCAGCATTCTTTGGGGAGAGATAACTAGATTCGAGCGAAGTAATCGAATCTAATTAAAGTAGAATATCAAATTATTGAGGATAGTCTCTTCTATTAGTTATATAGACAAAGTATAACTAAGGGGAGGTGAGGCTATATCACATTACAAATGTGATACACTTCCATAATTCTAAATAAATAGAAAAAAGAGTAATATATGTGGTCAGGATATATTAGACTTTAAGAAGCAAGTTGTAAATAACACGACCTATCTCGTAGAAGCAGTCTGCAACTTCACTATTATTAAAATAATCAGATTAATTAAGATAATATTCTTATAAACTAGGGTCAACTAGAAT